AATGATGTAATCTGTAGTGGTGCCAAACCACTATATTTTCTTGATTATATTTCTACTAAAACTATAGATTCTAATGTCAATGACATCGTGCATGGAGTTGTTAAAGGATGTGAGATTGCTGGTATGGAACTCCTAGGTGGAGAAACTGCAGAGCATTTCAGGGCACACGATTATGACCTTGCTGGTTTCTGTACTGGTATTGTAGAGAAGAATGATATTGTTGATGGTAGCAACATTCGAGCAGGTGATGTAGTTATCGGCATTGAGAGTAGTGGACTTCATAGTAATGGATACACACTCATCAATGATATGTTATCAAGACATAAGATTTTTTATAAAGAGATGCCTGAGTTGCTAACACCAACCACCATCTATGCCCCTCTCGTTCAGAATCTATTGGATGAGGTGCCTATCTTGGGTATGGCACACATTACGGGAGGAGGACTGCCTGAGAACCTCCCGCGATGCCTTCCAGTAGGTCTTACAGTTGACGTTGATTACTCTGCTTGGGAACGACCAGAACTCTTTAATAAGATTCAGCAGGCAGGGGACATTGCTGAGGAAGAGATGAGAAACGTATTTAATCTTGGTATTGGGTTCTGTCTAGTTGTTCCACCAGAAGTGGTAGCAGACACTCAGTCTCTTATCAATATGAAGTCTTGGGTGCTTGGAACGATACGCACTAAATAAAAATGAATATCGTCGTCGCAGACAGAAGGGTAACTGGCAAAATCCAGTTGACACCCTTCTTTTTTATTGCTATAATTAACCTAATGGAGAACTGCATGTCCAAAAAATTCAAAAAAACTGACAGTAAAGGTCGTGAAGAACTTTGGGAGTGGGAAGAAACTCCTGAGGTAACTAAAGCAGTTGCTCGTCTTCATGAGACTATTCGTGAACTTGAAAAGAAAAATGCACCTGATTATGGAGTAGGAAAATGAGTATTAAACTTTTAATGCTAAAATCTGGCGAAGATATTATCGCAGATGTGGATGAAATGTCTGTAGGTGAAGGTGATGAAAAAAGAATTGTTGGGTATTATCTCAATAAAGCGTGTGTAGTTAAACTGAGAAACCCCAATGCAACGGAAAATAAAAAGGCATATGAGGTATCTCTGTTCCCCTGGATTCCGTTGTCGGCAGAGGATACCGTTCCCATTGTTGCTGATTGGGTAGTAACTATTGTGGAACCAGTAGAAAAATTAATTCAAATGTATGTAGAGGATGTTATCAATGGATCGAGTAATCAAAGTAGTTCTACTGACGAACAACGAGAAACTGATCAGTGAAATAGAAGAGGTTGGTGCTGATATCGGTCAACCTGATTGCAAACTAATCAATCCAATGGAAATATGCGAAGGTAATATGCTTGCTCCTTGGATGATGGATCATACAAAGCAAGATAATTTTATGATTAATTCTGATAAGATTATTACTCTTGCCGATCCTATGCCTACCCTACTTGAAAAATACATCGACCTCACTAAGTAATGCGTTTCTACACTAATGTTCAGATGATTGGAAATCAATTCCTTGTAAGAGGAGTTGAGAATGGAAAAAGATATGAACATCGGGATGAGTTTTTTCCATCTGTATTTGTTAAGACAAAGAAAGATTCCAAGTATAGAACATTAAATGGAAAACCAGTAGAAGAGGTAAGACCCGGAACAGTGCGTGACTGTAGGGATTTTTATAAAAGGTATGATGGTGTCGATGGATTTGAAATCTATGGAAATGATCGATATATCTATCAATATATTTCTGAAAATTATCCAGAAGATGAAATCAAGTTTGATATCAGTCAAATCAAACTGGTTACTCTTGACATTGAGACTACAGCAGAGCACGGATTTCCTGACATTGAATCTGCTATAGAAGAAATTCTTGCGATTACAATTCAGGATTACACTACCAAGAAGATTACTACTTGGGGAGTGAAACCTTTTGCTAATAAGCAAGACAATGTAACTTATTATCATTGTCATAGTGAACAAGAACTTCTTGGGCACTTCATTAACTATTGGATGGTTGATGTCCCTGATGTGATTACTGGATGGAACATTCAACTGTTTGATATTCCATACATCTGCAAACGACTTAATCGTGTGTTTGGGGAGAAGGTAATGAAGCGACTCTCTAACTGGGGTCTTGTGACAGAAGGAAAGATTTTTATTCAAGGTCGTGAGCACGTCACTTATGATATTGGTGGATTGACTCAACTTGATTACCTTGATTTGTATAAGAAGTTTACTTATAAGGCACAGGAATCATATCGCCTAGATTATATTGCTGAGGTTGAACTTGGTCAGAAGAAACTTGACCACTCTGAGTTTGATACGTTCAAAGATTTCTATACTAAAGGATGGCAGAAGTTTATTGAATATAATATTGTTGACGTAGAATTGGTTGACCGTCTTGAGAGTAAGATGAAACTGATTGAACTTGCATTGACTATGGCATATGAAGCCAAAGTTAATTATGCTGATGTGTTCTATCAGGTTCGTATGTGGGATAATATTATCTACAACTACCTGAAGAAGAGGGATATTGTAGTTCCTCCTCGTAAGAAAGAAACTAAAAATGAGAAGTATGCTGGTGCATATGTAAAAGAACCAATTCCCGGTAAGTATGATTGGGTTGTGAGTTTTGACTTGAATAGTCTGTATCCTCACCTGATTATGCAATATAATATCTCACCAGAAACTTTGCTGGAAGAAAGGCACCCAACAGCATCAGTAGATAAAATCCTTAATGAAGAAATCAACTTTGAGTTGTATAAGGATAATGCAGTCTGTGCAAATGGTGCTATGTTCCGTAAGGATGTGCGTGGGTTCTTGCCAGAACTGATGGAGAAGATGTATGGCGATAGGGTTATCTTTAAAAAGAAAATGCTTAAGGCAAAGCAAGATTATGAAAAGACCCCAACGAAAGCACTTGAGAAGGAAATCTCTAGGTGTAATAATATTCAGATGGCTAAGAAGATTTCGCTTAACTCTGCTTATGGTGCCATCGGTAATCAGTATTTTAGGTACTACCAACTGGCCAATGCGGAGGCGATTACGCTTTCTGGTCAAGTTTCTATCCGTTGGATTGAGAATAAGATGAACCAATATCTAAATAATCTTTTGCAAACAACGGATACCGATTATGTTATCGCATCAGACACTGATTCGATCTATCTTAATATGGGACCTATTGTTGATAAATTTTTTGCTAATAAGTCTAGCGACAAAGCAAAGATTGTGGAGTTACTTGATATGGTCTGCGGTGAAAAACTGGAACCGTATATCGAGAAGTGTTACCAGGAGTTGGCGGACTATGTCTCGGCATATGACCAAAAAATGAGTATGAAGCGGGAGAATATTGCTGACCGTGGTATTTGGACTGCAAAGAAAAGATATATTTTAAACGTATGGAACAGTGAAGGTGTTGCTTATGCAGAACCTAAACTAAAAGTGATGGGTATTGAGTCGGTTAAGTCATCTACTCCGGCACCTTGTAGGAAGATGTTGAAAGAAGCATTTAATATTTTGATGACAGGGACAGAGGATGATGTTATTAATTACATTGATAGGAGTCGTAAGGAGTTTAATTCTCTGCCCCCAGAGCAAATCTCTTTCCCTCGTTCGGTATCTGATGTAGTAAAATATAAATCTTCGTCAAACATTTATTCAAAAGGAACTCCTATTCATGCCAGAGGAGCACTTCTCTTTAATCATTATATTAAAGAAAATAAATTGGACAACAAGTATTCTTTGATTAAGAATGGAGAGAAGATTAAGTTCTGCTACCTGAAGAAACCAAATATCATTCACGAAAATGTTATCTCTTTTATCCAGGAGTTTCCAAAAGAACTTGGACTGAATCAATATGTTGATTATGACCTTCAGTTTGAGAAATCATTTCTAGAACCACTGAAAGCAATCTTAGATTCTATTGGTTGGAAGGTGGAGAAGACGAATAGTTTGGAGTCATTCTTCTGCTAAATAACTAAAAAAGTAGCTATAACATGTCTAGAGCAAGAAGTGTTGCTGATTTAGGCAATCAAAATGTATTAGATTTAAATGCCATTGATGGAACACTTAAGGTTGGTGCCGGTGTTACCATTGAGAATACTGGTGAGGTTCAGTTTGCTGGAATCGTTACCGCAGCAACTGTTCAGATTGGTGCTGCAACAACCTTACATTCGACTGGACTTGACCTTGGTGCTGGAAATATAAATTCTCATAATATTACTTCTACTGGCAATCTTTCAGTTGATGGTAATATGAGTGTTGGGGGAGTTCTCACTTACGAAGATGTAACGAGTGTTGATTCGGTTGGTATTGTTACTGCAGGAGACGGACTTAGAGTTACAGATGGTGGATTAGTTGTAACTGCTGGTGTTTCTACATTTGCTGGGATCACAACAGTTACAGGTGAAACCTTATTTACCAAACAATTAAATGTATCTGGGGTATCAACACTAGGAAGTAATGTTGTTGTTGGTGGTGCAACAACAGAATTAGTTGTAACTGGTGATGCAAGAGTTACAGGTATTCTGACCGTTGGAACTGCATCACTCACATTAGATGGAGCAACAGGAAATGTTTCTGGTGCTTCATTACATGATACGCAAGTTTCTGCTATCAGTAAAGATATTACCGATAGTAATGTTGTTGATGTCTTTGTATATGACACATCAAAAGATAGTGATGGTGGTGCTTGGAGAAAGAGAACCCAGAATACTTCTTGGTATAATGAAGCAGCATCAGCAACCAGAGGTAGTAGAAAAGAGTTTCCTGCTATTGCTGTGATTGTCGCAGAGGCAACCAAAGTAACAATTTATGATGGAGATGACCCAGACCTTCCAATGTGGATGGTTCTTAATGCGGACTCAAGTGATCCCACAAAATATGCAATAGTTCGTTCAGTGGATAAAACTATTTCATCTCTATATGCTCTAAATGGAATAATTTGTGATCCAGTATCTTTTAATGGTTTGTTTTATCAAAATTTTGCTGAAGATGCTTGTTATAGAGTAAATACCACTAATACTATATTTGGTGGAAATATTGTTAATCGTAATGGAGGGATGAATTTTGCGTTAAATGTCACGAGTAGTGGTCTTATACATTCTACAGTCAATGACGTAGCAATGACTGTGCTACCTAATGCACCTATTGATAGTGCTACTGGACTTCCAATACCCACTATTGCCGTTGCGACTGATGGTGGCACAAGTATCATTAGAGATGATGGAATTGTTGCTGATTTAACTGGATTTAGTCCTGTCACTACAGTTCATATTGATGAAGATAATGTAATTGGCACTTCTAATTCGGGAACACCATC